GGGATGATTTCCCTGTAAAGAATCTCTTCCCCTACCGCCCCTGTGCCTACTACCCCTGTTGGGGATACTCCTATTCCCTCTGCTACACTTACTGTCCCTACTGTGCTAGTTCCAGCTACACCAGTAACAGCAACTCCTGCTCCGGCTGTTACACTTAGATTCCCTACTGCGCTTGTGCCTACTACCCCTGTTACTGCAACTCCTGCTCCAGCAGTGACGGCTTCATCACCAAGACTTGTTGTAGCCACCGCGCCGACACCAACAACATTTGCAGCACAGTTTGTTTGTTCATCACCAACGGCGGTTGTGCCAGCTACACCAGTAACAGCAAAAACAGTGGACCCTTCAGAAGTTACATTACCCGCTGCACCTGTTCCAACTACACCAGTGACTTCTACTACACCAGCTTGGTTCCAAGCTCCAGAACCCCAACTGCCTCGTCCCCAACCTGCAACAATTGACACGGCTAAACTCCGTTATGCAATCCTAATTATAGCATTACTTGCATCCGCTGTGGGAAACTGAATAGTAAAAGTTCCTGAAGTAGATGTTTTATTAGAACTGAAATCTAGTACAGCTACCGCTTTATTACTATTAGTGTCATTATAAATCAATGCACCCATTGCAGTTATCGTAGCTGTTGTAAAACTAATATCCGCAAAATCAGTTAAAGCGGTTGTCCCAGAAGTGGTTGGAGCAACTTTTGTAAGTGTGCCTCCCCCTGTAGCATATGTACCACTTGAAGCAACTTCTCCTGTTGTTACAAAAGCAGTAGTCGCTACTCCAAGAGTTGCTGTAGTGCTAGACTTACCACCACTACCCTCTGCATACAGAGCCAACTTAAAAGCGTTACCATTTGTTGCGAAATTGTGTGTCCCTAGCATCAACTCTTGTTTAAATGCTGTACACATTGCTTGTGCGATTGCCATTACAGTCTCCCAATAGCGTTTGCTAGTTCCATTTGTCCAGCTTCACGGACCTTGGAGCAAATACTAGCACGTTCTTCCTTCCTAGCCAACTCTATATAGTATTGCGCTAGATTCCTTACTCTATCCCTAAAAGCCTCAGCTTGTAAACGGATAGGTTCTGGAGCATCCTCAGAAATATAAATAAGTTTAGTAGCCAACATCTCTGCTATTTGATCGTTAGATAAACCACCATTTTCGGAGGTCACTATATTTACAGCCCCCACACTCCCTACATTTAAATCAAACATTATCATGCCTTCCAAATATAACAGGGTCACTTTCCACTGGTTCAGGAGGTTCTACCTCAGACTGTCTTGTTATAACAAGCCCTCCATCTTTTACAGTTTGCACTAAAGGATCATCTAATCTATGGTAGCCATAGAGTTTTTCATTTTCAGGCACATTTGTATCTAGCAAGCTAGAACCATGAGCTACTTCTAATTTAATACCTCTAGTTGCAGCTATCGCACACCAGAACTCTACACAAGCCCTGCCCGATTCTGCCATATTAACATTTTTGTAAGTATAATCTATTCCGTATAAACAAATTTGAGTGGCTTTGCTCCAAATAGCATATGCTACGGCATACGCGACAGTATTATTAAAATAACAATACCCAAGCTCGGTAGCGACTTCTTTAAGAGGAAATAATTCTAGTTTTTTAACCCGCTTATCTAACTGACAAGTTATTATAGGGTTTTTGTTTTCTTTTAAAAATTTACGAGCTATCCCTGTTTGGGTTCCCGCATTTTCAGTATCTAAGAAACGACTTACTGGATCCATCATAAACGTCTTATCAACGTGTATGATCCCACCTATACAATTTATACCCCATATTTCATCAAATTCTTGTGAAGCTATTCGTGCAGAAACATAATCGGAAAAGCTACCACCGAGACCCACTATAGCTATTTTCATGTTCTTGCCCGACTTGGTAGCCCTGCTCTGTATGCATCTGTATTTTCGCGAGCTTCTCCTAGATCTTTTATTCTACCAAGGGCTTCGGAAAATCTTCCATTATACAAATCCAACATATCCCTTTCACCTTTCATATAAGTATAGGCTTCAAATAAACTACCATATAGAAGAGCGTTAGGAGCATTTTCACTAACCCATGTCAATGTTGTGTCAGGGGAAATCGAAACAATAGTTCCTGTCGGAGGCGTACCAGTGGAATCACCTGTTATAAGTTCTCCAACAACAAAAGTTCCAGTAGGAACGGTAACAACAAACTCTGTGTTTGAAGTAAGGGTGCTAATAGTAGTACTCGCTCCACTAGTTCCACCTGTAATGGTCTGATTAAGCTGGAAATTGGTTGGCTGGGTAACTCTGCTAATTGTAATGGTAACTTTACTATCTGTTAAACTGGTAGGACGATAATAATAATGAAGCTCTGTAGAAAAATTAGCATTCGGTGTCGGAGCAATTATAAAGTTGGTTACATCGTATGCTGCGTAATATTTAGGTATACCTGTCACGGTACTATCGGGGTAAGATTCTTGAAGAAAATTAACATCTTTTTGTAAAAGAAATACTTTAGAGCCAGAGTTTTCAATAGAAACACTAAAAGAAGCTAAATAATCTGTGGGCATTGCTAAAAACTGATTACCCGAAGTCATTGCTCCAGAAGCATTTTTACGGAAATATTCTAAATCCACCGTTGAAAAAATACGTTGTTCTGCTGCTTCAATAAACCTATTTAAATTAGAAACAAAACTTGTTTCATTATTGTCGGTATACTCTTGAATAGAAGATTTTAACTGTGTATATGTATAACTCATGGTGTATCCACCTGACCGCCCATGCCACTATGATTTGTACAATAGTAGTACAATGTCGGAGCTCCAGAAGCTACTGTTATTTGGGTATACGCCCCTGCAGATCCTGGAGAACCGCTTGTGCTAACTCCTGTAGTATATTGTGACCCTCCCCCATGTGTGCCATCAGAAGTTGTTGATAGCCGTAAAGGATGGGAAGAATTACTACTATCCGATTGATCGAATCTGTAAGTGCTGCCCTCCGACAAACTGACGGTATCTTGTCTAACACCATCAATGTAATATTTATTCGCTCCGAGATAAGAAGCAACTGTAACAGTATAAGTAGCCGCTATAGATGTTCCTGTACCTGATGGTGTAACGGTTCCTATGAAACCTGTTGCGGAAACGCCTGTAACACCTTCAGTAACAGGTGTTGTGACATCCCCACCAAAGGTGACAGAGCCAACAGCAGTTTGCATTTCGGAGAGAAAGGGGACTTTTGAAAAAGTACCATCATTGGTTACTGGAAAAGTAATAGTAACATCTGTGGTTTCTGCAACATCTGGTCTGGGTTGAAACAAGGCTTCTGGATCCGAACCTGTCTGGGTAGGTTCTAACTGTCTAGCTTTAGGTTCATAACACTCTGGGCAAACTTTAAAATTATTCCATTCTTGCCGCAAATCAAGATAGGGGTATTGAAAGCCACACCTATCACATATTGCTTGTGAGTATTTTCCTAAAGCATAAGCCATCAGCTAAACCCATAATAATCTCTACGCGGAACTAAACTAAGGTTAGCTCTATCTACATCTTCATAAGCTGCACGATTAAACTCTTCTTCATATACTGCTTTAAGAATTTGTATACGATCTGGAGCTTTTTTCATAGCTAAGTAATATGCTAACCCTGCTGCTAAACAAGGATAAAATCTAAACGGCACCTCTAAAGTATTAATAGAAGAATCAGCATCTTCAATGCGGGTTAATCTATCATAGACTAAAGTATAAGTTGTATCGGGAGTAGGCCATATTTTAATCTGAGGGATTATTTGCCTATCTACATACCATTGACTCGGCTGGGCTTGTGTATTTTTGCTAGGGATATTTATATAAGTATCTCTGCTTACTCGAGTTATTTGAGTATCTGACTGAGAAGTTCCCGTACCTGTTCTTATAACAGCACTCAAAATATCAATAGTATCAGTAGGTAATGTGTAAACAGCCGTACCCGAAGTTAACGAAAGGGTGCTTTGTTCTATCGTCCATCTGTTTAAACCCCTGTTTGCCCAATCAGCAAACATCAAGTTCAAAGAACGATTAGCTGTTTTTACATCATACCCTGTACGAACCTCTAAGCCACAACGCTCAAAAGCTTCTTCAATGTAATCATTTACATCAAGCTCAAAGTCAGTTGACCCAGAGGTAGCCATTAGCTATACGGACCTTTAATAATCTTAGGGTCGCCCATCTTTTTTACTTTATTAACGGCACCGCCTTTAGACATTTTCATCATTTTATTAACGGCACCGCCTTTAGCCATTTTCTTCATTTTATTAACGGCACCGCCTTTAGCGTACATTTTCTTTTTCATCTTCGCCATTTTCATTTTCCTCTTTCGCGTAGAGATTATCAAAGATCTGATTGACATCCATTGTATAGTCTAAATCAGACTTTGAATAGTGAATGTGTTGTGAGGGTTTAAATTGAGGAGCCCCCTCCCCTGTAACATACCATGCTGGGTGTGTTACTCTCACACGATTATTAGGCAAAGCCACAATATTACCTGTCCACTCACCAGCATCTAATAACTCTAACACATGGCTTTGTTTGTGTTGAGCTGGATCATCTGCTACTTCACTATCTGTATAATCAACAGTAAAATAGTATTTCGCAGGGTAAAACTCACCATCGATTTTTGCAATCCAAGGGCAAGGTTTTGCTCTGTTCAAACTATACACAGCATGAGTATGCGACATACAATCCCAAGGCTGTGCTTGATATACATCCATAGGTCGAGGCCAACCCTCAAGTTGAGTATCACCAACCAAAGCTGTTATCGGCATCCTTGCCCACATAGCACCACCATGAACATTTTCTTCACCTTCTTCATCACTCTCACAACCTGTGAATATAACTTGAAAACTTAAACATCTGTTTGGCATAGTTGTAACAGCTATTACCATTGCATGAAGAAACTCTCCATGGAAATTTTCGTGGTTGCAAGTATACTCCCGCCTTACCCAACATTTAAAGTAGGGGACGTTACTTGTTAAATAGTTCATTTTTTCTTTTTACCCTCTTCCTTTTTGGGCTTTTTACCTTTACCAAAAATATGTGCATCTACTTTGGCAGCTTTGCCACCTGTTAGAACACTGTTTACTCTAGCCATTGCCCATTGACTAGGGGTTGTCCCAGGACGATGCCCTGTCCGATAAGCAGCTAACCCTTTATTGTATACTCTGCCGAGTTGTCCAGCTGTAACCTTTTTACCTTTTTTGCGAGCCGCTTCAGCTTTTTTTGCTAGTGACTTTTTTGTTCCCGCGCTTAGTGCCATTAGCTTTTCCTTTCGTTTTAGCAGCAGTAATTATGTCTGCACGAGTTATCTTGCCACGAGGCGGTGCAAAAGCCGCTAACTTTTTTTGCTTTGCAGATAATTTTTTTACCATAACTATGTCTTTTTACCCCCAAACATTTTACGGAACTTTTTCGTATGCACGGATTCTTTCGTTTTCCTTCTAGCTCCTGACTTATTAGTATCACTTGGGAAAACATAAGCGGAAGGATCCTTTGCTGATTTTTTTGAATTACGTTGTATTTCTTTACGACGTTTTTTCTTATCTTCAGGACTTAACCCTGCAAGATATTTAGCAGGGATTTTGCGTTTTGATTTTTTCTTGCGACTAGAGGGGGCAGTCTTAATCTGCTTTGCCATATTGCCTCTTGTCATAGCCATTACATTATCCTCGGCACAGCCGCCGCTGCTATAATCAACACTGCTATGCCCCACAATCTCATATCTAATTTATCAAGTTGTTTTTGTATTTGGGCATAACGCTCACTGCAATCTGCCTCATGTTTTTCTAACAACTTTAAAACATCATCTGCTTTCATGTTACCACGCCTTACATGACCAATACCGCGCACTAAATTTATCTTTAGCACTATCACAATTATGACGAGCCCTGAAAGATTTACGCCTTGCAGGGATGTCTTTTTTAATACTCATATTGGGGTCACCAAACCTCACAAGTTTTATTTGGTCACCCTTTTTAGCTAATACTGCTGATTTTTTCTTAGCTCCAGGAGTGCGTTTCGGTTTGTTGAATCCAGGAAAAGTCTCCCCTCGGTATGATATTTTACCGGAAGGAGTTCTTTTTACATCCTTTGCACTAGGCATTATGACAAAAATACCGTGATAGAATCAATAGCCGTTAGGGTAGTCAAGGTAGGACTAGATGAACATTTAATACCTTCATCGGGAACGTATATTGAGTCTGTTTGATCTGTAGTTGACACTATGCTCAAAACCGTATCACCAGAAGCACCATCTTTAATTATAAAAGCGGGACTTCCAGAAGCATTTGTTTTTATATACACACCTCTGATCCTAGAAGGACCAGCGAAAAACGCACCTGTTGCAGTTCTTGTAAAAGCCTTTACATCTGAACCAGCCATATTATTCTCCTTTTAAAAAGAGAGGGGCTAACCCCTCTCTATTGCACACTAAGCAATTTGAATATACTCAATGATAAAGGTGAACGAACCCGCTGTTGTGGCATCCACCGTATTGGTGATGTTGCAAAAAATATTTCTTGCAGCAGACGTATACTGTGGAGAAACTGGTGCAGTAGTCGCACTTTGCGTCGTTGCTACCAAAGTAGTAGTCGTTACATTACCGATAACGACGGTTGTACCACCATCAAGGATTTCATCAGTAACCGCCGCAACAATTTGTGCGCCAGAACTAGATGTACCAACCTCATAACCAATATCACCTGTTCCAATAACTGGAGAAACATCACAAAAGATTTTAATGTCGGTGATGATTGTGTTTGCTGGTTGTACAAATGTAGCAATAGCGGGGCTATCACCTGCTGTGGTGTTTACAGTAACACCAGAAGCATAACCAACGTGCTTGATATATTTATTGGTAAAAATACCAGTAGAAGCAATAGATGAGGTTTCAGTTATCGCACCTGTAGTGCTGTTTTTGTTGATAACTTTAAAACCGTTTTCAGAGCGTACCGCTCCGTTAAAAGTAGTTACAGCCATTTCATTCTCCTGTCGTGGCTAATGTCAACCACCCAATGTGGTTGTCAGGACTTGCAGAAACTATAAACAAAAAAAGGGCGGCTCGCAAGCCGCCCTTTCGTAATACAATGTATTAAGCTCCAGGAGAACCAAACACACAACGCGGGTCAGACACCCCGAAGCTATAACGCTCACGGGCTTTGTAACGCACGTTACCTGTATCAAAATCGCCTTCCATAGCAGTTTGCATCGGTGTACGAACAAAATGCTTGAAGCCGTTTGGTGCATCCGTTTTAATGAAAAATGCATCTGTATCAGTTAGGAAGTGATTAACCACATAACCGTCAGGAAGCATACCCATATTACGGACTGCATTGACATCATTGTCTGCAGTAGCAGGACGCAGATTAGAAGCCATCAAACGCTCAGCCACAAACTGAAGTGCTGGTGGGATAATCATCTTCATACCACGAAGAGCAATTTTAAGACCACGCTCATCAATGAAAGCTGAAATATCAATCAAGGATTGCTCGAGAGATGTTTCATTCAAATCAGCAGATGTAGTCAATTCGTTTTTAAAATTGCCACCTGAAGTAGTAGGATGATCCGTTGCACACAATTCCTTACCATCACCAAGCAAGAAATTAGAGTCAAAAGCATTGTTTAGAACAGATGCTGCCTTGACTTGCTTAGTATTAGCCATGGAACGAGCCAACGCACGAGTATAACGAGAACTGAGCTTGTCGTAAAGATTATCTTCAACAGCTTCCTCAGTAATCGAAAATGCAAGTGCAATGGTTTCATGTGTGTAACGAGCTGTAAATGATTCGTTTGCAATATCAAATGATACTGCTGAGCCCTCTTGTTTAGTGGGGGCGGCTCCGAATCCAGCCAGCATTACTTCTTCTTCAAACGCACGATCTGAATTTTCTTGATCATAGATCTCGGCATGTTCATTATCGTAGCGGTCATACTCCAAACCGAACAGGGCGTTTAGTCCCGGCTCTAGTTCTTTAAGGAGTTGGGATCTTGCAATAGCCATATCTAATTACTCCTTATAGACCAGTGGTTGCAGTATGGAAAGGAAGATTCAGTTTAACCAAGAACACTACGCCAGCAGCAGTAACGTCAATTTCGTCAAATGAATCCTTAATGCCCACTATACGGAAGTTATCCGTAGCAGTAGTAGCACCAGCAGAAGCTACAGAAAGCTCACCGATAGAATTACCAGTAGAACCATTTTCTGAGCCAAATCCTGTTCCTTCAGCGTTACTATGAATCAAAGCAGTTGCCGTTGCAATATTAGTCAACGTAGCATCTCCTTGGATTTCATACACTTGGTGAGGGTTATCGTAAACGAAAACCCGCGCTTCAGTGTTTGCTTTTAAAGAAGCAGTTCCAGGATAGTGGTTAGAAAAAGTTGGAGTACCATCAAGAGCGACGTACTCACATCCACCCATAACACCTAGGATAGCAACGCTACCGCCGTCAGCTGCGCTTACATCCACAAGTCCGTTAGTCAGAGGAATAACCATGTCACCTTGGTAGATGGCAGAGCTAGATCCTGCTGTAGCAGATACTTGTACGAGGTAAGAAGTCAAACCGTTGGAGTTCGCCGCGCTACCTAGAAGGTTGTGTGGACGTAATCCAAATGGTCCATCAATATTTGATCCGGCCATAATAAAGTCCTTCCTTCATTACTCAGAGCCTCCTTTGGCTCCGAAAGTTACACGAGATTGCCGTTCATTATGAATCGGCATTGAACTATGCTGTTCTCTCATTAAATCATTATCGACCGCAATCATCTGATCAGCTGTCTTTTGCTTGTAGTGATCATCACGTTCTTGCTTCGACTCAATAGGAAAACGAGCTAAAATAAGTCCACCGACACCAATAACTCCTGCATGTTTACCATCTTGGATGGTAGGAGCTTGAAAATCAGGGTACTCATCGGCGCGAACTAATTCAAAGCCTTCGCGGAGGCGAGCTGAAAGGTTTTTACTATCGTCATACCCCATGACAGAATCACGGATCCAACGATGAGTATATCCCTCAGGGGGAGGTGGGGCGTCCAACGTAGACGGGGGTTGCCAAGGTTTACGGCGCGTGTCTTTTTCACGAGTGGCAGTTGTGCGTGGGGTACGATCCATGATCTATTCCTTCACGATTGTAAGCGAGCAAGTTGCTTCGCGTATTGTTCATAAGATACACCTAATTTATCTGCGATTGCAACCTGAGAAGGTGATAATTTGATTTTTTTGTTAGAGGGCTTTCCAGAAGAACGTGTTGCACCCGCAACAGGTGCTCTAGCAGAAGACCTATTATCTTGTTGAAATTTATGAGGAAACTCCTCTCGGATACGTTTATCCAGCTCTTGATAATACTCATCTGAGCTAGGGTCAAAATATTCGTTTTCTACAAGGCTTTTATGAATAGAAAAAGCTGTAAGAGTCATAGGCTCGTTTTCACCAAACCACGAATTACGCTCTGCCCATGACCTTGCTTTAGGGTCTGGCTGATTAGTAGGCTGTGGTTGTGCTTGTGGTTGAGGCTGTGGAGGAGCAGCTTTTCGTTGTTCTAATTGATGTTTAGCTACATTTAACCGCTCTGATTCTATAGCTAATTTTGCTATGGATTTTTGAGCTTCTATTTGTGCATCAACATCACCTAAATTAATAGCATCTGATAATTTCTTTTTGAGACCATCTTCTTGTGATGTGACTCTTTGGTCATACTCACTTATGTACGATTCATCAATTTGAGAACTGCGTTTCGCAAGCTCTTCATTTTGTTTTTGAACAGATTGAGCATATTCAGTAGCTGCTTTTTCACGACGCTCAGCTTCCCGCATTTTGTAGGTGAGCTTTTCGATACGTTTTTTGACTTTGTCGCTGTAACCTTCGAGGTCTTCTTCTGAGGTTTCTTCAAAGGAGCCTTCTTCACTTTCTCCCCCGACAGATACTTGGGTGCCTTCGACTTCTTTTTCGGTTTCATTTTCCAATTCCACTTCTACAGCTTCATCTTCTATTTGTTTTGCTTCGGGCATAAGATACACTCCTATGTGTGGATAATGTCTTCAGGATTATTGATTGTAGCTAAAATTTCATCATCATTTAGCAAACGAACTTCACCACCATCTATTTTAAAGCGGCTACCAGCATATCGACCAAAAATAACCCAATCACCTTCTTTACACCAAGGTTTCCAATTTTCTGTTGGGTCATTAGCATTGCCGAACTTTACAGGGTCTTTATATGCAAGCGGACCGACTTTTACCACATAGCCACAAACAGTAGCTAATGCTTCACGGTCTACAGTAGAATCGGGTATGTAGATACCCCCTGATGTTTTACCTTTTCCACGGTAAGGCAGAATAAGGATACGCCAACCAGAGGGTTCTGGAAGTTTTTCCTTAGCAGTAATTTTATCAGGGGAGGTTTCTTTTTCAGCAGACCTTTGAGCAGCCTTTGCATACCGCTCTGGAACTAATAGAGTTTTACTCATGTTCTATCCTTTTTAGCAGGAGATCTAACTCCTGTTGTATGTTGGCAAGTTCTGCAAGCCTAGCTCGCAGTTCCTGAAATGCGGCAAAATCTTTTACCTGACCTTCTACTAATTGGTCAGTAAGTGTCTTTTCCCGTTGAGATAGTATATTAAGGAGTTTTTCGTGTATGTAAAGGGTAGACATCTATGCTTTACGAACTTTCTTGCGTTTTTTAGCCGTTTTAGCTGCATTTTTAAAATCTGCTGCTGAGGGTGCTCCTGCTTGTCCAGGTTTACGCATAGGTTTACCGCTCGCCCTTCTCTTTGCTATGTTTGCGTATAAACTCATTTTTTAAATCCTTTCAACCCACGGATACCAAAACTTGCACCTATTGAGGCATACATCGCCCATTGAAACCACTCTGGTGTTTTAGACAATGCTGCAAAACCTTCTTGAACATAGGGTTGCGTGAATGGGATAAAACACATAGCTATAATAATAATGAACAATATTGTCCATGCTTCATCTTTCCAACTATTATCACTGGCCTGTGCCATAATTTTTTCCCAGCCAGCCTCATGTGTGGCGGCTGTAACCATAACCTGTGCTTCTGCTTCAGCGCGAGCTTTAGCTACTGCACCTTTAGCTTTAGTTTGTTCAACTTTAGATTCCATCCAGCTACCGGCTAGGTTGGCTATTGGACCTATGAGTGCTTGTATCATTCTATGATCCTCACAATGTAATTTGTGCCATCTGTGTTTTTTGATACCTCAACTTTCTTATTTTCGCAAGAATACCGCACAGAAGTGGACTTTTTGTATAGATTACGCTCAATGGTGCGCTTGGCTTTTAAACATTTAGAGATTTTTTCATAAGCGGTATGCTCGGAAACATCCCCGCTCATGTATAAAATTAACGTCATAGTTTTAATTATGATTGGTTCCATTACGCATCTTCTCTATTTGGCTTTCTATGTTTGTAATTCTCTTTTCATAAAAATCTAATGTCAGCTTTTGCTGCTGGTCATGCGGTGCGCGGCCTTCATCTATCTGCTCTTGGAGCTTAGAAAGCTGCTCCGCTAAATGCTCAATCAGCATGTACTGCTCACTATCGGCTGGCAAACTACCCATATCGCCGCGAGGCCATTTAATACGAAACTCTGTGTTTTGCCCCAAGTCTGCTTCTATCAATACAAATTTATTTTCAATAGTATTTAAGCGTTCAATAATCCCAAAATATGCCCACGTTCCAATAGCTGCCCCTACAACCATTGCCATGAGGTTGCGTATGGGCATTGATAGTTCAGTGTTCTCATTTATCTTGGTTGCCACTAATAAAGTTCCGTATTTTTATTTACCTTAACAGGCTTACAATACGCAGTAGCTCTATGTTTAGCAGGAACACCACTTAAACTACCATAATTACCATATCTTTTAGTTATCTGGGATGCAAAATAATTACAATCTGTAACAGACCTAAAATACATATCTTGACTTTGCACTTTGCCGCCTAATATAACTACCAATAAAAACGCATGAATCACTTTCTATTCATCCACGCAGTTGTCCCCATGTAAGCTCCGACAATACCCGCGCCACTAATATAGAATAAATTACTAATATCACTTAACGCCTTAACTCTATCTAGTGGAATGAAAAACATAGCTACAGTAAATAAACCCATGCTTATTAATGTGTATCGAGCCATTCTAAGTTGGGCTAAATGTTTACGGAGATTGTCTTCCGTTGTTTTTATTTCTTTAACATGCATAAGCTCAGCATCACTAACGACGCCATCACCATCTTCATCGTATTCAGCAAACTTAGATTGTTTTTGAAACTTTTTCTGAGCCACTAAAAAACACCTTTAAAATTCATCCCCGCAATAGCTGCACCACCACCTCTGGATTTTGAGCCTTTTGCTACTTCGCCAGTTCTAGGTGACCCATTACGGCGTTTTACAGGTTTAGTGGTTTTTCTACCCATTGCTTCCATAAGATCAAACTCCAGTATTTCAATTTTATCTGGGTCTGTTTCACTAGCTAACATTTCTTTTAACTCTTTTACTCGTGTATTTTTAGCCATTTTACTCTCCTTAAAATTTTGGACCTGAACCAATACCTGTGTCTAAACCATACTCGCCTAAAATACTATCTTTGCCTACCACACTACCAGAAGCAATACCTGTATTTTGTGAAGAACTTTTAGCACCCCTCCTCCCAGCGATAGTATTAGCTAAACCAACAATACCCGAAATAGTATCATTCACACCCATTAATCCAGGGACAGCTGAAAGTGCTCCTAAAGGAGTGTTTATTCCTGGAATAGCCATATTTGCCACATTTTGTGCAAACCCTATATTAGGATCATACCCTATCAAACCCGCTATCCCAGCTAATCCACTGTTTTGTCCAGGACCATATTGATCCATAAAACCCGCAACCTCGGGGGATTCCATATCAATACTGCCAATACCGAAACTCTCAGGATTGCCAAATTGACCAGACATAATCCCCGCTGCAAT